ATGCCCGTATCCAATTATTACCAAGCCCAACCGGATTGTTATGTGCGCTTTGATTGGGGTGGGATTTCCCTTGAAGGCGAGTTTTTCAGCTATGAGGAGTATGGTCGAGATATCGATCCGAAATGGGGATACATCCGACCATTTGATAGAGCCATCAGACAACAACTAATCGATAATTTACAAGCAACTCACGGGATTGATCTCCTGACATTCACCTCTCAAGGCGACCTGATCACCTGTGATGCTTTTGTCACCCATAAAGATCTGCAGGCAGCACACCAAATTCTCGTAGAGTCCTTTGATTTCGTTGATGAATCGGAGCTTACAACGGAAAGGGAACACATCGGTAACTGCCGTATCGATTTGATAAGACGCCAATACATTGTCGGCAGCAATCTTAAAGGGCCCAAAGAGTCTTTGGACAACCTCAATGCAGAGTTTCTTAAATGGGTAACACCTTTCTACACGCCGTTGCGTTACGAGCGGAAGTGGTTAACCAAGCATCGTAATGGGTTATTACGTTTTGGCGCGCTCGTTGCTGTCGCTGTTTTTGCCTATATCCACTACGGGTGATAATAGAAAAGCGAGACCTGTCCTGCGGTTTTGAGAAACCAACTTCATTCCGCACCATATTTACATACTGCACTTAATAAAAATGCGATAAGGACAAATCGAATGAAAAAAGTAATGATGAAAACTGTTTTAGCCAGTTTGGTTGTATCCAGTATTACTGTGTTGACAGGTTGTGTGACCTCACCAGATATGGAAGCAGCTAAACAACCGCTGGGTAGTATAGTCAGTGTTGTTAACGTTCCCGGGGTTAAAAAGGATGCACTTTACAGTAGTTCCAAAATTTGGGTTGCAAAGGCCTTCACTGATTCTAACAGCGTAATCCAATATGCCGATAAAGAAGAAGGTTCGATTGTTGGCAAGGGGAATGTTAAATACCCATGTGACGGTTTTAATGATTGCTTAGCTAATGAAGATGTTCGATATAAATTCACTATGAAAATCGACACAAAGGATGATAAAGCTCGCATCACCTTTGATGATATCCACATTTATCGTCCGGCCCATGTAACCAGCGGGATTGCGTTCCCTGCCATAGATTCGCCAAATATGACTGTTGGTGGACAAGCAAAAGCCAAAAAAGCGTTGAATGATATTGTGGAACAATACAAACGCGAGATCGTGACTGAAAGTAGCTCTGCTGCAAAAGACTGGTAACAGCCATCAGCTCAAAAACTTACCGGATAAGTTTTTGAGCTTTTATATCTGGGATTATGTGTTGCCGCATAATGATAGTTATGACAAGTTATCACGCGGCATTTTTATTGCATTCGAAAGCAACCTGTTTCACTTGGCTACGCTAGCAACTCTATGAGAGCGCCGCAAATTCCGCGCCATGAATTCCACTACCTTCTTTAAAAAACTCGTCAGAGAGATTCCTAGCGGGTTAAATGCGCATGTCATCACCTATACAATCAGCCAGATGTCACGATGAAACGAAGTTCATAACCTCTACCAGTAGGCCAGACTTTTTTTACTGAAGAGACTTTCCACCCATCGACGCTCCATTCACCGTCTTTCCCATCACTGAGTAAACCAACAATGTCGGCAACTTTTCCGGGAGAATGAGGAAACATCTTTTTCATTATTTCAAATGAACCGTTTATAAAATAACCTCGGGCAATTTTGACGGCATTTGGATCTTGATTATTCATATTAAGCATGAGCATCAATTTCTCTGTTTTGTCCTGATTACCTGATACGTAGTAAGCGATGTTATTGTTCATAGTGTCGCCACTATTCGGCGTTTCTATCTCAAAATAGGATGTTCCGCACGTATAGTCTTCGCTGCCTTCAGCATATGGTTTATAGGTTGACGGAGTTTTAATGAATGGCATTCCTGAAAGAAAATGGCAAGCATCTGAAGGTACCGGGTCAGGTATGCTAACGGCGAAACCTGGAGAGGAGATAATGGACAGCAACAAAAAAATAACCTTTTTATTCATGGCAAAAAATCCTGATCAAGCGAACCCAGTAAGATGTGTTTTATTGACCCGAGCACCATGCATGAAAGGTTACAATGTCAGGTCGTAACAATCCGTGTAACTAGTTTATCGGTCAGTTCAGCAGACACTTTATACCGCCGCCATGGGATCGATGTTGTTTCGTTTGGCAACTCGCTTCATGACCCGGATTGCTACTACCTCATTCGCACCTTTGACAGCGCTGAAAAATGGCTGCGGCTCTCAATGCTTTTTACGCAAGCGATGACTGGCACAGCGGTCCACGCGAAAACATCGTTGGCAGCATAGAGACCAGCATTAAAACAGTGATGAATCTACCAACTAAAAACGTGGAAGGGCTGCGGGTGCAATCGTAGGTTATATGGATTCACCAGACGCATTTTAAGCGCCTCAAAATTTGGCACTATGAAAATACTACCCTTAATAAAAAAAGCGCCACATAGCTTCCTGGTGCGTTTGGCACATCTTACGATTTATGTCTGCGCCGCGCGTCGATGACGCCTTGATAGATGTATGAATTTCACGCTGCCCTATCAGGGCGCGATAACGAACCGGAACGGTGATCCGCAGAACATAAATACCACTTGGACGTCGATATAGATTATCACGCTGCGCCATCGGCTGTATGACCCCTTTGTAGGAGGATCACGAGCGCCGTCACGTATGGTTTAGAAAAAGATAGTGGAATGAATACGTTAGGGGAATTCTGGAGCGGGCGAAGGGAATAACACAAAGGCTTTAGAAGCTAGCAATACCTAGTATGGCCAAGTTATAAGTATGATTCTATACACATTCCTATACACACCATACCGACTATTCAATCCATAGTTAACTTGGACACGAACATTTTTAAGGTTGAGAATTGGTTAAATTTAATAACACCTTGAAACCAAGGGTAATAACCGCCATTACGGCGGTTTATACTACTTGGATTTTAGACAAACTATCTGTGAATCAAACTCCCCGTAACATCTTGATGTTTCGTAACTCAAGCACACCATGATAATGCTTTTTCGACGAAGTCCGCTGTATCATCGCATACGACTACTTCAAAGTTTCTGTCCTTAGCTTGATAAGTAAACATATCTATTTCACCATCAATACTTTTCTTGAGTGATTTTGGTAAAGAGTCAACCCCTTGAGGTTTTAAAACAAAAGCACTTTTAGATTTGGTTTTGCCATGAGAGGCTAAATTAACCAAAGAGAGATCTCTCATAGCTTCATAAAAACGAGTAGATCTGCGTTCAACATCTATATAGTCTGCAGATATTACTGTTGCTACTTCACTTAATCCATGTTTTCGCAAAGGAATATAGACGGACACATCCGGTCTAACTTCTAAAAATGGATTATCAGGAATGTACCCTTTAAATTGTTCTGGCACTTCGTCCTTCAATGCTGTCAGTAATCTTTTAGTTGTTAAAGGAGAGTATCTAGACTTTTTCTCTTTAACTTTATAAGCCGTTACAACTTGACTCATTAATTGCTCTGTCAGCAAGGCAACACTATTAGAGAAAGCAATACCCTGTTCTTTTATTTTAATCTGGGGGGTATCAATATTACCAGATATAGTGTTGCTACCAATCATAACCTTAATAACATCAAATGCCAGAGATGCATCGCTTACTATCGAATCACCAAAAAAGCATTTTATCTTTGATAAATCATCAATAAGCTTCATATTCAAAACATTGTTATTTTCATCACTAACGACGATTCCAACGTTAATAACCTCCTGAGTATTGAAAAAGGGCATCCACTGTATTTTATGCCAATTAAATTGTTTCATTTATCTGGCTCCTGCCATATTTGCATATGTAGCCGTCCTAACACTCTTAGATCTATCCTCAATAAAATCAATCATTTCTTGATAGTCAGGACTCATTTTTACGGTATTTGCGATAATACTTATTATGGAGTTTTTCACGTTACTAAAAGCTAAAGCATGCTTAGATGATTCGTTTAAAAGATCTACATCTAATGGATTTTTCCCCATCACTGTGGAGGTATTGATATAATGTACATTTTTGAAACACTGCTTGGATTGCAGGCAACTCCTAGTCCAATTCATTTGAACAGGCATTGAACCATGATCGATAACATAATTTGCATTGGTACCAAACAAAATGTTACCTGCATTTCTATCTGTGTTTGCAACCCACTCATCAAAAGCAATTAGTGAGTTATTTTTATTCCAATTGCTTATCTTCTGTTTAAAAAACGCTGTTTGAAGAACGATGTTACTATGATAAGTATTTATGTTTATTCCTGGAGCACTAGATATTAAGAAAGCATAATTTGAATTATAATGCTCTTTATTGTTCGCAAGACCTCTACGTTTGTAAAAGTCATCAATAAGTGCACGTGTTACACTATCTATTTCAAGTAGATATGCTTTATTTGCCACATCCAGACCGCTTGCTTTGGCAAGTATATAACCGACCATCTCATTTATTACAAACTTATCATCATTATAAACCTTCATATAATAGACATTAGTTTGGTTTGCTAAATCAAAGTTTGAACAAATGAATGTTTTTGCAATTAAACCAGACGCAGGAAGCTCGGTTATTACATTTATAAAACCATCATTTACGATAGGTAAAGTAAGCTGACTCACCGAAGCAGCTCCTGACACGTTGGTTTGCTGTGACTGATTGTTGGCCATACGTTATCTTCCAGAGAACTTTTCTAAATCTTAAAGTAGTAAATCAGAAAAATCCATGGCCCCTACCTTTTTTTGCCTAAATCAGTTCAAAATCAGTTTTTTTTTACGAGCTACAACTTGCAACCTTAAGAAAACCAACAGCCGCATTTAAATAAAACACTTTTAAAACATGACGTTATAATTACTTAGAGTGAATGGACGTTAACATTTTTTTTGATAAAGCATAACATCACACAATTAATTAACATGCTAATAAACGCCTTTAGCAATAATTAATTGGTCTAATACTTAGCTTTAGTGAATTCGTGGTACTGATTTAATCAACTGTAACTTAAAGCGCGTTCAGCCAAAAATCCCCACTGGCGCTGCCGGTGTGTGACAACTTTTGACGACTCAATCAGAACGCCAGCGTCCGGGTAAACCAGAACAGCGATCTGAAAGAGGCTTGAGGATGGTTGCAAAGGGGGAGTGCTTAACACCTCCCCTTCACAAGTTCGTGTACCTGAAGTTTTCTGAAGCGGTAGCAGTTGACACTTTCCCCTTAGTTTTCCCTAGTAAGGCATAACAAACCATAACAGGCTGACACCTGCCCTGCTTCGCATCAGCCCTTTACACCTTAGCTGCAGCTGTTGTGCGTGACCGTTAGGATCCGTTAGGTTGGGTTGACACTTTTCCCTGTTTTTCACGAAAAAGTGTCAAGTTAGAGGGGTTAGGTTTGGCCGGGGGGTTTACAGTTTCTCACCTGCCAGCAGACAGAGTGCCTTTAATCCTGTATCGCTCCAGTCATCCTGGGTGTCGGGATGCATTGCGGCCACATAGGCCAGCTCGGAACGCAGGAAACGCAGACCACCAGCCATGTGATCTTTGCCATAGAAGCTGTGGGTTTCTTCATCCAACCGGAAGAGGATCAGCAATTCTTCCTCGGGCTCGTGCTGAACATCAAAACCCAGCTCAGAGGCTGCGGCATCTATTCGCTGAGCAGCATCAATATCAGCCGGTAGCTCTTTCCCACCGTCATGCTTCCATACCCATGCTGCGGCCTGGGCCCACGTCAGTGCATTGTGATGCTCACCAGCACCAGCACCAGCACCAGCACCAGCACCAGCACCAGCACCATTTTGTTTAGCCTGCGATGCGTCAACATCCACTTTATCGCCTGAAATAACGATTTCACCGCGGGCTATCCAGCCGTAAACAGTTTGCCGGCTGACGCCCATATGCCTGGCGTAGGCTGATTTACTTAACAGCATCCTGTGTTTCCCTCCGGGCAGAAAAAAGCCGCCCTCAGGCGGCCTGCTTCTCTTCTGAATGTGTCTGCCGCTGGCTGCCTTTGAGCATCGCGCTGACATGTTCGCTTAACTGATCAAGGCCGGTCATGCGGGGCAGAACTTCTGATGGATCGTCGTTCTTCCCGTAAACGAGATTGTTATACCAGGTTCGGACAGCTGTAATTTGTGCGACGTCCTTCCTTACCGCGTCGACCAGATCGGCAACCGCGTTAATCACCTGCCCGTTCTCTGATGCAATACGGGAGAAGCCGAGACGTTTTAGCTGTTCCGTATCGAGTCCCGAACATACCGCGTGCGCCCTTAGTAAGGCGTCCGCCAGCTCCTGATGCTTTCCACTGTGCATCGACAGCAGCATTTTTTCCTGGCTACGGCGATCCAGTCGGGCGAATGCCTGGCGCATTTCACTGTCACGCATGAATCCCTGAACATCATCAGATGCCAGTGGATTAACCGGAGCGAGCTTGTTCTTCAGGTAATCGAGAATGTTTGCGGCCTGCTCGCTTACGGCTGCCACCCCGCGGGTAAAGTCTTTGAGCGTGTCAGGGTTCCGGGCTTCACCTGCCCTGCGATTTTTTGCCTGTTCGTTCAGATCCGGATCGTTGCGGATAACGTCCAGCAAATCCGCCTCAGCTTCGGCCTGCTGCGCCGTCGTCCTCAGGCTGGTGAGTTCGCCCGCCATACCACGGAATAAAGCGGCCATCTGAGTATTTGGCGCAACAACCTTACCGGCATAACCCGCCAGCTCGATACTGTGTTTCCCTATTTTGATTGAGTAGCTCACTGGCCAGCCTCCATTTTTGACAGCCCTGCATCAAATACCTTGCGTGCAACAGCATGGATTGACGGCGCGATCCCCATGCCTGACTTCTGGCGCTCCCTCTCCTGGATGGTTTTCAGAGCCTGAATCTGCTCCCCGTTCAGCAGAACGGGCTTAACGTTAACCTTGCTCATAATGCCCCCTGTTATAGCGACCGTTAAAGTTCCATTAATCGCAACAATCAATTCATCAGTTGCGATTTATGAAACGATATTAATGAAATAGCAGGGGCCCACAACGTGAAAAGAGTGGATGCGTTTTAAAGAATTTGCCCTCAAGGTGTTCATGGTGTTCATAAAGGCGATAAATTACAGACAAAACAATAAATTAACCTATGAACACCGGTCTACATACAGGGGTTACAAGTGTTCATGGTGTTCATACTTCTGTTTACTTTATGAGCACTGAGTTAAAGTGACCTATGAACACTATGAATACCCTATGAATACCTTACACAAAGGTGTTCATAGTCAATCTTATTGATTTAATTGAACTTTACCCAATCAATGAACACTATGAACACCTTTCGCCATATTTAGCTAAACATTCATCATTTTTCCTCAGCTAACGGGTGCGCCTGCGGCAGCCAGTCCTCCGCACTCTCTGAAAGTTCGACGTTCGTCACCACGCCGCGGGTCTTTCTCTCCTTGCGGTACTCGTGATTAAACTCCCGCATGGCGCTTTCCATTCCCTCAGAGAATTTATTCAGCGTCAGCGGCTTCTCGAAACCGTTAGCCTCAAGAAACGTCAGATAAGCGTGATAGAGGTAAATGCGGGGGCGATGAGGCGGGTTACGGTTGCCCACCAGCATTCCCACGCAATCAGCCAGGCGCTCCAGATGCGCACAGAAGGCGTACAGGGGATCCGTTTTCTGCTTCACCTCCAGTGCTTCTTCGCTGTTCCGTTGCTCCAGCAGCAGCGCCCGCGCTTTTTCCGGGTCCGAAAAGGTTGCCAGCAGCCGGCGAACAACCACCGGAATTTCAGCGGATATCTTTTCTGCCAGGTCGGGATCCTTATCCTCTTCGCTGACGCGCCGGTTAAACTGGAAAATTACGCGGCGCCGGGAAACGCCGCCGGCACGTTCGGTGAAAATCATCGGCGTGTTGTTCGTGGCCACAACCACCGCCCGCAGAACGGCGGTGTACTGGTGTTCGTGTTTCGGGTCGATCTCCACGGCATCCCCGCCGGTTATCGCTTTTATCCCGGTGCCCTCTCCTGAATATTTGGGCTGATCAGGAAGCGTTATCATGCTTTTCCCGACGAACTGCGCCCGCCCGCGCGCGCTGTCGAGCGCCGCCATGTTCCCGCTGGCGGTGTTATGCGCGCCGGCCAGCATCGTGGCGATATGGGTAAAGACACTTTTCCCGCTGCCGCCCTCCCCGGTGATCTCGAGGAACAGCTGCCAGTCGTACCGGTTTGCCAGCACCATAAAGAGCGCTGCAGCGATGCGCTGCATCTTAATTGCGTCTCTATCTGATGCGTAACTTAGCCACTTATGGAAGTTCGGCGCGTGGTCGCGGAGGTTTTCGCCCGGCACCGCCGGCGTATAGGTCACGCCGTTATGGTTTGTCAGCCAGTTATCCTGGCTGTGTTCGGAGAAAACGCCGGTTTCCATATCGTAGACGCCGTTTGCAAAGGGGATCAGGCTGCGCCGCGGCTCCCCCATTACCGGGATAACGATTTTCAGGGCGTCGATAACGTTGTTGATCGCGCGCTTGCTGAAGTTGGTTTTGTTCTCGTTGTAGATAGCCACCATTTCGCGGCTCAGCTCGAGCAGTGACGTTTTCTCCCAGATGCCGGCACGGTAGACGTACACGCCTTCGCTGTTTTCATTGATCGCGATGCCGGTGTAACGCGCGGCCAGTATGAGCGCCTTTTCGTTATCAGCAAGGTCGCGAAGGTTTACATCCGTCAGCGGTTTGCCGATCACCATGCTTTTGCCAGCTTCCGCATCGGCTTTGAGTCGCGGCAGCTGTGGCGTCCAGTCCTCCAGAAGCTGATAACCTTCAGAGTAGAATTGCGCGCGCTCCACGCCGGCCACCGCCAGCTTTGTCGCGAGAATGGTTATCTGTCGTTCGGTCAGATGCCCGCCGCGGCATACCCGGGTATAGAGCCGGCCATCATCCACAATGCGGATATTCTCCAGCTCTGCCAGCTGCTTTTTATCCAGCACAACCGGCGGCACCGTATCGCCAATCGGGTTCATTTCCTGCCATGCTTTGGCGAACGTCCAGGCATCGGCGCCGGCAAAGATGATTGACTCCTCCATGAGATCCGCTGGCTGCTTTTTAAGATTTGGTGCATTCTTCATTTTCTGTTCCCTCGCTCCCTGATGATTTCCCGCATAACCCGAATTCGTTCGATGCCCTGCACCCGCATAATTCGATCGATATCTCTTCCACTGGTGCCCGGCGCGGAAGAAACAAATTCAAATTCCCGCACCAGTCGTTCTGGCGTGCAAAAACACGGTGAGCTGTACCCCTCGCGGCAAAATGTCACTCTGTCGAATCGGTAACTTTCGATAATCACGATGTTGCCCCGACCGTCCTTCCATTTATCGCCCGGCCTGATTTCAGGGTGAGCGCGGCCACCAGCAGCTAAGCCGGAATTTTTAATCGTCATATTTTTTACCTCACGCCGCTGGCGGGATTACCTGATAACCAATTTTCCTCAGAAAGCGCGCGGCACTCTCCACCGTAAAAATGATCTCGTCGTCCATAAGAGGGCGCATCGACTGAAGACCATTTGAGGTGTCAACCAGATAGCGGCCGCCGGCCGGGAAACTGAAAACGTTTTTGCCGTCGGCCCGGCGAACCAGATCGTAAACAGGAGTCATGATTTCTCCTCCCCGTCCCATAATGACTGACTGGAAAAACAATATCGTGCGCTATTTAATTGCTCAGATACGTGCTCGAGAAAAGCGCCGAGACGGGAAAGTTGGATAACCATTTTCATACAGATACCTCCATGGCCAGACGGGATTGAATGGCGGAGGCCTTACTGCCTAACTGGAGGTAAGTTCGGGTGATTGCCGGGTTACTGTGCCCGAGCATTTCAGAGGCGACCAGCAAGCCCTGTTCGCCGCCGGCGGACATGAGATTAAAGGCGGCAATTTTGCGGCTGGAGTAGGCACTCAGGCGCAGACGCGTGTTTACGACGCGCGTAAACCACAGCATTACGTTGTGCAGTTTCTTCCAGATTGTCTGGCGGCTCACGCTACCTTCCAGAGACTGGCAACGGTTACTTTCGATCTGGCTGCGGGAAAATACCAGGTCGTCACCGATAAGATTGCGCTCCATGCGTTCGCGCAGTCGTTTGATGATGCCCGGCGGCAGCTGTTTGGTGTCGTGCTTCACTTCAGCCTTTGCCACCAGCTCAAACACGATCGCCTGTTCTTCTTCCGTCATGCCGGCGGCCAGTTCGTCGCAGCTCACGCTATCCCATTGCATGTAAGCAATGTGATCGCCAGCAAGCCGGGCAGCGTCCTTGCGCTGCTGGCGAACAATCTCGATCCCCTTCCGGGTCGCTCTGGCTTCTGCTGCTTTGGTCTGCTTCGCTACGATAATTGTTGCTATGCCGGTTTCCCAGTTGATGCAGGAGTAACGGAAGTTGCACACGTCGCTGGTACGCCAGCCGGTAACGGTCGCAATATCCCACCAGAGTAATACCCAGTCCGGCTGGGTCTGCTGTATGCGTTCACGCAGTTTGCGCTGCTCTTCCCGTTCGTAAACAGGGGTCATGGTGCGGGTGCCCTTCGTGGTAGTGGCTTTTACCACGTTACCGCGCAGCTCGCGGGCTTTAGCTGTAAGGGTCTGGAGGTTAAACATGCTGCACCTCCTCAACACGAAATCGACACGCCAGGATACAGACACATCCTTCTGGCGTTTTTTCGCGGGCTTCGCGCTCGGTGGAAGCAGTAACATTGACGATCTGATTTGTGAATTCACCCAAGGTGAGAAAACGCCATGTAAATTCAGGGCGTGTTTGGGTAGACTTAGTGCAAGCCATAATGTTACCTCAACTAACGTTTTGGTTAGACGCCCTGAAAGTGTTCCCGCACTTCGGGGCGTTGTCTTTTTCATTTCCTGTGTATAATGTGTCATTACACATAAACACATTACATCGGGTGTAATTGACGTGTCAACACACAAAAACGAGAGACGAGGCAATCCTCCATTCCAATTTCGGCTTGATCCAGAGCTTCGAGAGATGATGGAACGAGCGCAACAGCAAGATGGTGATGAGTCTCTAGCCGCATGGCTTAAGAGAATTATTCGCAAGGAACTCCAGCAACGTGGTATCGAGCCAAAGGGCTGATTAAGCATGCTCTCTGCCGGGTAAAAATCCCGGCGTCTTTCCGCCTTTTTATTCATCGCCATTTTCCTTCAATAGCTCGGGCTGATACTTACGCCACAACTGAATCTCTTCCCGCTCAAGAGCTTCTTTTGCCCCCTTACACTGCTGCAACTTATACCCGCGTTTGCTGGCCTCCTGCTGATAAGCCGCCATGCGCCGGCTAAAGTCGTTCAGGAACGCGAACGGCACACCATAAGAGCCAGTCTTGCGGATAGAAGGGATAACCTCGCGAAATACCCAATTACTGAAACGATGGGCGAATGTGCCCGGCGTAATAGCTTTACGGCTGCGGGCGATCAGCTTGTAGAAACCAGATTCAGAGACAGCGCTATGATTTGGGTTCCCGCGAATACCGTAAGTTAAAGTTACGGTATTTCTCTCGTCATCATCCAGAGCCTGCAACGCCATGCGTGAATTGGATAGTTCCAGCGCCGCGCAAACATCTTTTGCAACGAACCACGGTTCACCGTTGATCTTAACAATACGGACTTTCGCCGCTTCAAATTTAATGACCGAAATATCATCGCTGCTGTTTTCAGGTTGAGCGAAACCCTGCCCGGCGAGGGCATTTTTGTTAGTCATAATAAATTTCCCGGGCTAAGTTACAGTTGAGGTTTTGAGTTGTTTACAGCATTGCGAGCTTCAATACGCTGAGTTATCCAATCGTCAATCTCACCCTCTACGAATGCAATTGCGCGTTCACCAATCTTCACTGGCTTTGGAAAACGATTTTGATTAATTAATCTATATAGCCATGCCTTGCTATAACCAGTTCTACGCATCACTTCCGGCAAACGGATAAAAGATCGTACGTTCTCAGACATGTTTTCTCCTTAGTACCAAAATAGACATCACTGGACGTCTAAAGATTTCAGGAGAAATTAAATTGAAATGACGTTGTTTAGAAGAGACTACAGAAAGCTCATTTCACCCCGGAGCACGAGCTTATGAATTGTGCATCGGGGTAAAATTTTTATCTTTTCGGGGCGGAACGGAAATCGCAAAAATCTATTACATGAATGGGTCAACACGACTTTCAAGCAACTCCATGGCTTTCGGCCTTGTCACAGACCTCAGGCGATCCTTGATATCCACCTCAAACTCATTCGGAAAGAGCAACTGCGCCAGCTGGTACTGAGTCAGTGTAATGCCTGTGATTTCTCCCCAGAAAAACAAGTCTATGAATGGCAATACTCTGTACTCATGTAATTTTTTGAGGTCATTATCAGTTTTTTTCTGAGATCTATTTAACTCATTGTTGATTTTCCTTTCGTTTGCTAGCCAATTGGAAAAATCACGCATTATTTTTTCGTCATTATTATTGAAATCTATGGTAATAAATTTCCTTATCCCTTGATAATTTTCACTCAATGGTGAATACAGATCCATGCCGGATTTAGAGTTAACGTCATGCTCAAAGTCATCCCAAAACGTATCTATGCTGTTAATTACTTCATCTCTTTTATCGAAATGCTTTTTAAGCATGTCATTGACGCCGTTCATAACTTCAGGAGACTGCTCGTATAACTCGGCATAGAGATCAATGAAGTCAAACATTCCCATCTCGTCAATACTGGAGTTCTCAATAACATCTTGTCCCTTAAAAATTAGTTCATTGTTTTTGGAAAGATGGATTAACGATTGTAATAGGAAATCTTTACTGATGCCGTTCGCCACGTCATCTTTAATACCGTTATACAGTACAACTTTGCGAATCATGATCGACTTCCACCAGTGGTTTCTGGTGTAACTTTCACATACGCGGTAATTTTCTAAGTCAAACCAGTCAGGACAGTAATCCGGCTTCTCACTCATCACGCCACCTCACATCCTCTAATTAGAGGCTATGCCAGCCAGCAGAGGTGTACTGGTTTTCGGTGATCAGCCTAGGCATGGCCTTTATTTCTCTATTCTACCGAAGTCTACTACTGTCAATTAGCACTGTCTATACATACAGTTAAGCGCTTTTCCCAAACGTTCCATGCACTACATTTTCGCCGTTTTCCAAGGCCTCCATATAGTCGGCATACCACTGGAGCATTTCGCGGCGGCCATCCAGATACTGGGCGTGGTTGTACGTTCCTCGAATAGAGTTTTTGTCGACGTGTGCCAGCTGCGTTTCTATCCACGCGGTGTTGTAGCCCTGTTCGTGCAGGATGGTACTCATGGTGTGCCGGAAACCGTGCCCGGTTACTCTTCCCGCATATCCAATTCGACGTATCAAGACGTTCATCGCCATTTCGCTCATTGGTTTACTGTGCTGAATCCTACCAGGGAAAATGAACCGATAATTTCCGGTGACGAGGCGTAACTGCTCCAAGATGGCGATCGCTTGGTCGGATAAAGGGACGCAGTGAGGTCGACGCTTTTTCATGCGCGCAGGTGGTACTTCCCATAGACGTTTTTCAAAATCGATTTCAATCCACTCTCCCTGGCGTAATTCGCCAGGGCGTAGGCCGGTAAGAATCTGCAAGCGCATCGCCAACTTTACAACCGAACTGCCGCTGTACGTGTTCAGCGTACGGAAGAATTCGGGAAGTTCGTCACTGGTGAGAAAAGCGTAATGCTCTTTCTTATGAGGGGCGAACGCGCTGGCCAGATCCGGTGCCGGGTTATAATCAGCTCGACCAGTAACAATCGCGTATCTCCACACCTCCCCGCAACGCTGCCTAACCTTTCTCAACTTTTCTGTCGCTCCTCTTTCATCCAGCTTAGAAAGAACTGACATGAGCTCCATCGGTTTGATATCGGCAATAGGACGCTGCCCGATAAACGGAAATACATCAGCCTCGAAGGTTTTCATCATTTCTTCGCCGTAGGATTCAGACCAACGGTCTATGCGCTTGGCGTACCATTCGCGGGCAATTGCCTCGAAGGTATTTTGATTGCGACTCAGCTTCGCCAGCTTATCTTCTTTGCGTACATCGCTGGGATTTATGCCGCCAGCAACCAACCTACGGGCATCATCACGTTTGCGCCTAGCATCATTGAGAGTTACATCCGGATACGTGCCCAACGAAATCATCTTGGGCTTACCATCGAAACGGTAGCGAAAACGCCACCCTCTAGATCCGTTCGGCTCGATGAGCAGAGACAGCCCATTGCCATCGTTGAGTGTATAGGACTTCTCACGCGGCTTAGAGCGCCTGATTTCAAGGTCTGTGAGGGGCATTGTGTATAGTTCCAAAGTGTAGAGCACGAGCTATACGCATTACTATACACATGAATGTATAGATTTGAGTAGACGTTAGTTTACGTCAGAATACAGAGATACTTGCTAATGCCTTGTGATTGCTGGGTTTGGTTGATTTGAGTAGACGTTAGGAGAAGTGTGTTTGGAGCGGGCGAAGGGAATCGAACCCTCGTATAGAGCTTGGGAAGCTCTCGTTCTACCATTGAACTACGCCCGCTTTGAGGTGCGTAAGGCATTATAGACCTTACGCACCTTCATACAAGCCTCTTCACAACTAACCGGCGATTAAATAATCACTTAGCACTTCGGTTTGCTGCCGGGCGCAGGAAGATAACGCTGCGGATCGATGGCCGTCGCCTTGTAGCGAATCTGGAAATGCAGCTTCACTGAATCCGTACCGGTACTGCCCATGGTGGCAATCTTCTGCCCTGCTTTGACGTTCTGCCCGTTGTTGACCAGCATCGTGTCGTTGTGCGCATAGGCCGTGATGTAGTCTTCGCCATGCTTAATCATGATCAGGTTACCGTAGCCGCGCAGCTGGTTACCCACGTAAACCACCTTCCCGGCTCCGGAGGCATAAACCGGCGTACCGCGCGCAGCGGCGATATCAATACCCTTGTTGCCACCTTCAGAGAGTGAGTAAGGGGCGACCACTTTACCGCTGGCAGGCCAAATCCAGCAGCGCTGTCCAACCGGCGGCCATGACGATTGTGGCACCTGATAGGACGGCGTCACTTTGGCGGTTTTGCCTTTCGAAGAGGATTTTTTGCCCGAGGACGATCCGCCGCTAACCTTCAGCTGCTGCCCCACCTCGATGGTGTAGGGCGGAGAGAGGTTATTCAGCCGCGCCAGATCCTTCACGCTGGTTCCCGTTGCGCGCGAAATCCGGTACAGAGTGTCCCCGCGTTTGACGGTGTAGACCGAACCGGAATAGCTTCCCGTATCCGAAGATTTGCTCCCTGAACAGCCCACCAGTAATAGCGTCAGCGTCAGGCAAAAAATAGCGGTAAGGGGTTTTCTCGTCAGGCTTCCTGCAAACAA